GGAAAGTTTTCTTGTATGAGTATGGCAAGAAGATTCATGACAAGATCATCGAGAAGTTGTCACCACCAGATGTGCCTGAGGGCTTCACCCCAGAAAACCCCGTCAACGTTTTTGACTTTGAAGAGGGTGCAAACTTCATGTTGCAAGCAGCCCAAGTTTCTGGTTATCGCAACTATGACAAGTCGAAGTTTGATTCGCAAACCGAGTTTCTTGGTGGCGATGATGCCAAACTCAAAGAAGTTTTTGATGGCATCAACTCTCTGCAAGAACTTGTTTCGCCAGGTGAATTCAAATCTTATGATGAATTGAAAGCCAAGTTTGAGAAAGTGGTTCATGGCACCACATCTACTCAATCTGCCGAGACTCAAGAACTCGAAGAAACCTATGAAGAGTACCGTGCTCCTGAAGTTAAGCAAACGGTCACAAACACGACAGAGGACAGCGTAGAATCGTCTGACAGCAACGCCAATGACGACGATGATGCACTGAACTACTTCGAGAAACTCGCTCAGGAAGACTGAGAACTAAATACTATTGGTGACTTCTGTGGGCCAGTTCCTCGTGAACTGGCCCCATTTTTTTACATGGTTGGGTCTTTAGTTCCACTCAACAACGAAGTCACGGTCGTGTCTTGAACTCTAGCAGGAACAGACGCGATGATCGGCACTCTACTTCCACCACCAGATCCAACATTATTGTTGTTGATCTGTGGCGCCACAACAGTCACGGGTGCACCTTGCATCGCCATGGCATTTTCTGATGCTAGTTTATTCAAAGATGTGCCAATAGAACTGTTAGCGCCAAGATACTGATTTAGAATTCTATCTAAACTAGGCTCTAAGAACTGAGAACCAAAAGTCTCAAGTGGCATAACTGCCTCTGTTGTGTTCGACTCTGCGATTGTTGCAAGGGTGCCTGATCTGCTACCCCGAACAATACCACCCTCTTGAAGAAATGGTATGTCAAACCTGGGTAATGGTATATTACTGATCAAATCAAGCGGTGAAGTAAACAAGTCTGTGAAGAACTCTTTAACTTTGTTGAACACTCCTAGAATACCACCACCAAGATCATCAATACCGAATATTGATCCTACTGTATCTACGATTGAGGAGAAAAGTTTGACCGGATACATGACTATGGTTTCTGCTAGATCTCCAATGCCCTCCAGAATACTTTTTTCACCCTTGAATATCGCCATGATATCTGAGAAGACATCACCAATCAATTCAAAGGGTGCGGCAATAATGTCTATCAAACCATCGGTGATGCCTTTGAGATAGTCAAAGTCTATGAGACCAAAGGTAAAGAACTTCAGAAGGCCTGCGACAGCACCGCTAACGGCACCTTTTATTCTTTCAACTAAACCGCCCTCTGCTGTTTGAAATCCTTCTATCGCACCTGATATGGTGTCGAAGAGACCCAGAACAATCGTGAGTGGTAAGAAGAACTTACCGACAACCGAGAGTATTCTTGGTAAGATTCTGAGTAGTGGTCTGAATATTTTACCAACGACATTGAGAACTTGAAATGATATTTTGAAGAATGGTTTTAGTATTTTTCCTACACCAGCAAAGAACTTTGATATTCTTCCGATAAGACCTGTCTTGCTGGTGAGACCTGTGAAAAAGTTTCTTATGGTTTCAAAGAACTTCGCTATCTTTGTAAATCTTTCTGATTTTTTGAATGTCTCTATCTTGTCAAGAAATCCAGCACGAACTGATGTCGTGAAAAAGTTGAACAGTGGTGGTATCAAACTTGTGTAAATGATGTTTGCAAATTTTTCACCAAAAGCAAGAACACCACCTGCGAACGCCACAGCGCCTAGTGCCAGGTCTTTTATGAAACCAACTTTACCAAAATCACTTATGCTGTTTTTGAGTTGACTACCGAATTCAGCAAAATCTTTACCGATCCCAGATATCGCTTTCATCAGGTCACTTTGCTCTCTGGATTGCTCTCTTCTGTTTTCAGTTTCTTTCAGACGATTTTGTTTACCCTCTTCGGCAATTTGACCAAATGAATTTTTGATGCTCTCAAACAAAGAAGTTCTGGCTCGTTCACGGTCAGCGTTATCTTTCGCCGAGTCATCAATAGCCTTCTTTACGCCGTCAAGAGACTTTTTTACTTCTTTGTCGTGTTCAGCCATTCTTTTTCTTCTTTAGTTCCTGGTTTTGTTTTTCTACATGGTTTACTAGCATTTGTAAATAGATTTGCCTTTCCCACGGTATCATGTTCTCGATGTCTGAGAGCGTGTATGAAAAATGTGTCATCATATTGAAGTTGCAAGAATAAAAATTCTTTAGCGTGTCATGAAAAAGGCCTATCAAAAAAAATCGTATAAGTTATTTAGAATTAGTTTTTCTTCTTTGCCACATTTGGGACATGGTATTGTAACCTCATGAGAAAGAGTTGGTAGCGAATTAAAGAACTCTGTCAGATCTTGAAACTGTCCTTGTGTGAGTGATTCCAAAAAGTCACGAAGTTCTTTTGTGGTATAGTCTTTGGCAGCGTAAACACCATTCTCATCATAGATTGAGTCCACACACTTACAAAGAATGTCAAAGATTCTCTCTGTTTCATCTTTGCCTTGAACGGTCGATACAGAAAATGTTGGATACTTCATCTTGATACCAACTTTGTCTGTAAGTTTTATATCTTTTTCAACATCAGATTGTTTCACTTCAACTTTTGAAAGATCAACTTTGATTTTGATATTGTCTTTGTGGCCACACTCGCTACACTCAAACGGTTTTACCAACTCGACTGTCTCGCCCACAGACTTTGAACGTAGTTGAAGGAAAAGATACTCAACATCAACTAGAGGAATATCATCTAAATTCAAACGCACATCAACACAGTTTTTGATAACTGTTTTGAGAGCGTTGAGTATCTGCTGCTCATCTTTTGCCTCACTGGCAATCATAAGAATTTTTTCTTCTTTTACCAGAAAAGGTCTGTACCCAAGTTCGATACCTGAGACAGGAAGTTTTATCTGATAAGTTGGTGTCACTAAAGTTGGTAATGTCATAATCTACTCCTTATAATTCTGCTATACCGCCACCACCAAGGTTGAATATATCAATATCACCAAAACGACCTCGCCGCTGCTGGTCTAAAATACTACCGAGTGATTGCACAACATCAATTCTCGGTGTGCCACCAGGCTCAAAAACGATTGGTGAGTTACCGTCAAAGATAGCAGACAAACTTTTCAGCGGTTCTAATGCACCGAATGTTAGTTCGCCGTCTTTGAAAATTCTTGTAAATGTTCTTGGGTTGAATAAGGCGCTGAAGATGTTATTTTCTATCGCACCGACAGTGTTAGTTGGATCACCAAACGCAACAGTTTCATGAAAGGCGAATGTTACCTGTTGCTTCAGGGGTTCTGTGCTACTCGCTTGTGACAAAGAGATGTCACCGATTGATTGTGGATAAACACCTCTTACCTTGAGGTTGAAAATCTCGTTGTCTGCGTGATCGTACATTCTTATGATCGCATCGCATGTGTAGTCATCATAAAATTTGAATTTGTTTGACTGACTATTTACGATATGGTTATGCCATACTTCAAAAAGAAGTCTCTCGAACATATCCTCTCCAACTCTAAATGTTGCATCAAAAGAGTTGGTGTATGTTTTGACGTATGGCATTTGTTTTACTGGACCTACAGCGTTTCTGACCTCGGCTGTCGATAATGCTTGACCAGGCAAAGTCAACTCTTCACATGTAAAGTAAAGTCTTAGGTTTCTGTCAGATGAGAATAATAAACCACCACTCTCACCGTCAAACGGGCCGCTTTGAAACTCTATCGAAAATCTATTCGATGGTGCATAGTTAAAGTTTGAGACATTTGATATGACATCGCTGATGAAAAACTTAGGCATCTTCTCTGCTCTCTCGGTGAACGCGGCTTTCTCTGGCCTTCTTGAATCTTGCTAATGGCAAAGCAGTCGCAATCTCCCACTCGTTGGCAGGTATTTCTACGATTTGCGAGTCAATGTTCCTACCCAAGTACCGTTTGATACAAGGCTTGGCACCTCTATATTTAGCAAAGTTCTTGATGATTTCATAAGACACACGAATCTTACTCTTAGCATCCATCTCTTTTGTTGTTGAGAGTTTCGAGAGTTTTCCTAGGAGATTCATCCTCATCTTCAGTGGAAGATAATGAAGATTCAAACCAAGAAAGCCATCACCGTACATTTCGATGATAATCACCAAAGGAAAAGAGTCATAGTATGGCAGTTTGTCTTTGAGTTTTGGTGAGTAGTGAAAGAAATACATTTTACCAGGAATCTGAAACTTCGTGGCACCTCGTTTTATTTCTGACGCCAGCACTCTTTTAGATATTGGTTTGCGAACAAGACTCTGCACCTTGTCTGTCATCCACTTTCGCAGTTTTGCCGTGCCGAAGACACCTTGATCAATGGCTTCTTGTTTGAGTTCTTGTATGAATTTTTTAGCCATGAATATGATCCTCTGTGAGTATTACAAACTCCCAACCTTTTTTGTCACAAACTTTCTTCGCTGCTTCCCACTTGGCACTGTTGATGCCCCATGACTTGACTTCAGTGACGTATTTTTTTGTGACTCTCGATTGCTTCTTTGGCGGCTTCGTGTATTTTTTTGGTTTGATCTCGATGAGTTTTTCGACGATCTCACCTTTCGTGTTTTTCTGTTTGACCCAAAAGTCTACAAAGTATCTGTGAAATTTTCCATCTATTGGCGACTTGTATGGTATAATCACTTCCTCAGATGACCACTCAAGTATGTTTGAGTTTGAATCACAGAGTTTCATAAATTTTCTTTCCCACAATGAACGATAAATAATGTTTGAGTGATCACCTTTATACTTTGTAGGATTGGTTGGTTTAAATCTTCCTTTATATGCCATATACATAAATATGTATAAGAGATAGTCGAATCCGCATGACCGAAGAGCAAGATAGAAGAAAACTAGAAGGCGAAGACTCTGTTGGTTTCAACCTACAGTACCCCACAACGAGAGGCCTCGGTGACGACACCGAAGGTCAAGGTCATCATATGATCTTTGAGATTTCCGATGTTGAGGGGCTTTGCTTAGAGTCAATCACAAACGCATTCAAAGGAACAGAGACAACAGACCAAAGTGATGATCC